ACTCTGACGATCGACTTGGTGAAGGACTCTGACGATCGACTTGGTGAAGGACTCTGACGATCGACTTGGTGAAGGACTCTGACGATCGACTTGGTGAAGGACTCTGACGATCGACTTGGTGAAAGATTCTGACGATGGTAGTTAGAGCAAAAAGGGGATCGAGGGGCGGAGCCAAGGGACCAGTTTCCGAGGCCTCGGGTCGCCAGGCCAAAAGGGGTGGTTCTTTAGCGTCTAATCCGACTCCATTGCGGATGGAGGATTTCCAGGATGATATGTGGAGGGGGGCCCAGGAGACGATAAAGCGGATTTGGTGCAAGCCGGGTTCCTCCTGGGAACCCTGGCAGAAGCAATTGGACATATTTTCTTCGGTTCGAAAAAACTCGCTGACCGCGGTCATGAGCGGGAACGGGACCGGGAAGACCCGGGCCGTGGCTGCCTTGGCCATCATCTTTATGATCACCCAGTATAAGGGGGATGGGAGGGGTTGCACAGTATTTACCACCAGCGCGGGCTGGAGGGAGCTGGAGAAGGTCCTGTGGCCGGAGATACGCCAGTTGTTTTATACCTCCGCCATCCCCTTGGGATTGGAGCCTTTGACCCTGGAGTGGACTCCCCTGAAGAAGTCGGAGAAGTGGAGGATGGTTGCAATCGCCTCCAAGGACAAGAACAACTTTGCCGGGCTCCACAATTACCGGGTCCTGGGCATAGGGGATGAGGCCGATGGAATCAGCACTGAAATCATCGAGGCGATGCACGGAAACACGGTGGGTGAGAATGATCGACTACTGTTGACGGGGAACCCTCACACGCCTGGGGGCGCATTCCACAAGTGTTGCACTTCTGCCGCCTGGAACCTGATTAAAATATCTTGCTTTGATCATCCGAACATTGTCAAGCAAAAAGAACTCTACCCTGGGATGGTGACCCAGCGGTGGATCGATCTTATGAAGGACGAACTGGGGGAGGGGACCCCTGCCTGGAATAGCCGGGTGGATGGGGTGTTTCCCGAGCTGGACTCCCTCTCGATCATCCCATATCCCTGGATTGTCAAGGCGACCCAGAATCCTGAACCAACCAGTTTCTGCTATGACACCTCCGTCTTATCCGCTGACGTGGCCAGGAGCGAGACAGGGGATGAGACCGTGATAATGGTCCGGGATCACCAGGCCATTTGGAAGGTGTGGAGATACAGGGGGATTTCAACAACCAAAACCTGTGGACATATCATCCTCCACCTGGCTGATTACCCTTGCAAGGTGGTGGCTGTTGATGATGTGGGGGTTGGTGGAGGGGTGACGGATCGGCTGAAAGAACAGATGTCCCTCCTAAATGGACTGAAGGTCGAGAGTGTGGTCCCGGTCAATGCGGGGGAGTCCGCGGTCGACAACAAGAAGTTCTTTAATCGTAAAGCCGAGTTCTACTGGGGGGCCCGGGAGTTGTTCGACCCGGACCGATACACCTTCCACCTGCCCCAAGAGTATTTCGGCATGATCTCACAATTGTCAGCCGTTCGAATTGAACCGCACAGTTCGGGAAAAATCAAGATTGAGGATAAGGAGAAGACCCGGGCCCGGATCAAGCGCTCTCCCGACTATGCCGATGCCTTTGCCCTGGGCTGCGATTGCCGGGTGTCCCGGAGGCTCGCTTCTCCAGGAGGGACCGTCGACCTGTCGGATTGGTTCGCTTGACCCGGCAACCATTCGAGTGGTTATTTATCGAATTGTTCGGGAGATCTTTTTTGTTTACAAAGGGCTCGGATTAGACATACGATCCTCAACGACGACGAATGGAAAGAGATAATGGCTGAATCCACCACCCAGCTCGACTTGAACCAAAAGGCTGCAGAATATTGTCGAGTCCAGTCTGTGCGGATGAAGTCCAATGACTTGTATGAGGGGGCCGAGAGGGTCAAGTGCCTGAAAGATCGATACCTCTTCCCAAACGAGACAGAGACAGTTCGGGCTTACAATCGTCGACTCCTTCGGGCTGTCTACGACAATTGGCTGCTCCCGGGAATCACAGCCCGTCAATCTCTCTTGTGGGAGAAGGGGCCGGCCAGGACCGATTTTGGCTTGCTTGATAAGTTCATCCAGGATGTAGATGGACTCGGAACCCCGGCTGATGTGTTTTTCATGCACGTGACGGAGCGGGCAATGGTGGAGGGGATTCATTGGGTTTTGGTCGATAAGACGGCCCCCAAGCCCCTCTCCGGGGATGCCCAACCTTCCGAACCCTTCGGCATCAAGCCCTTGGTCAGTGATACCTTGTCCCGCCAGCAGGAAGAGGACATGGGAATCCGGCCCTTCTTCAAAGCCATCCCTGGCTGGGCCGTTTACGATTGGGCCGTGGGGGAGGACAAGCAACTCGATTGGGCCGTGATTGCCCAGATAAGGGAGACCAAGGATGGGCCGGGGCTCGCTTGCTATCGGGTTCCCCAACGTTATGTCTGGACCCGGGCCCGGTGGGATTTGTATGAGGAAGACCCCGGGGCTTCCAAAAAGAAAGGGTCGAATTACCTGCGGAGGGACGATCTGGGACTGGGAGTCGGACCCTGGAATTGGAAATCCGGGGGAGATCACAACCTTGGTTCTGTTCCCCTGGTCCCGTTCTATGGTATCTTCGAGCAACCCTATGTCGGGTGGCCGGTGACCAAGGACGTCCTCGACCATGCCATCCTGATTTATAATAAGGGGAGCGATCGGGACACAGCGGAATTCAAAACCAATAATCCGATTCCCTACATTATTGGTTCAAAGAATCCGGAGAAGGTTTCAGTAACTTCGGATTCAGGGATCTTTCTCCCGGCGGCCCAGGGGGAGCCGACTCCCTCGATTGGATACCTCCAATCCAATGGGGCCGGGATCGATTCAACCCGGACCAGTGAGCGGGACCTAATCAGCCGAGTTTTTCAACTCCAACTCCAGTCTATGCGAAAAGACACCTCCCAGGTTCAATCCGGGGAAAGCCTCAAGGTGGAGAACAAGATGTTCCACACCTCCATCGGGTCTTTTGCGGCACACTCGGAGATGTCCGAAAATCGGTGTTGGTTCTTCTTCGACCTCTGGACCCTGGGGCAGGCTCCAGGGGCCGATCCCTTTGCGGGCAAGGTCGCCTATGTCAAGGATTTCTCCTCCCAGCTGATTGAGGCCGCGATGATAACGGCATATTCGACGATGGTGAAGGACAAGCAACTAAGCATCGAGACCTTCCTTCGACTCCTGGTCGATAATGAGGTTCTCCCCGGAGACATCGACCCGATTAAAGAGATTTCTCGTATTGAGACCGAGTCCCTCAAGCTTGATCTCCCGGCCTTTAACCCGGGGTCTGCTCCGGCGGGCCCATCAGTTCCTGGGCAGCCAACTCCCGGCTCGCCCGCACCTCAACAGGGTGAATAATAGGGTGGATGGGGAATGACGGGCGCCTCAACCAAATGGCCCGGGACCGATGAAAGGAAGACAGGGAATGCCATTTACACTTGACGACAACGGGCAGATCCTCGATGAGGCCGGGAAGCCGGTCAAGATCGGGGATGTCGAATTGAAGGTCACCGGGGCCGTGACCCAGGCCACCTTCGATAAGCGGGTCCAGGAGCGCCTGGCTCGTGAGAAGGAGACCCACAACAAGACCCTGGGGGAGCTTCGGGAGCAATACGAGACCAGGCTCAAGGGTGCAACCGACCCGGAGGAAGTCCAGGGGTTGAAGGCCAAGTTGGAAGAGCTCAACGAGAAGCTTCTGACGGAGTCCGAGCAGGCCGCGGCGAAAGCCAAGCGGATGCAGGATGAATCTCGGAGGGAGATTGACCAGCACAAGACCCAGGCCGATCAGGCCATGACTCTTTTCAAGGAAGAGAAACTCAACAACCAACTGACGCGCCAGGCGGCCCTGGTCGGTTTCCTGGACCCCGCCGATGTGGTCACCCAGCTCCGGCCCCAGGCCATTTGGGAAGAGACCAAGGACGACAAGGGGAAGGGCACGGGGGAGTTCGTTCTTCTCTTCCGAGTCACCTATGTCGAGAAGAACAAGACCAGTGGGAAGGATGAGGCCGTGACCAAGGATCTTCCGGCCGAGCAGGCCGTCAAAATCCTGGCCGCGCAAAAGCCCTATCTGGTCCGGGGGTCCGGAAAGTCGGGTTCCGGGAATAACGGGGGCCAGCACGGGAATCCCGGAAATCAGGATTGGACGGGGGCGACGCCCCGCGGAAAGATGGCAGCTGGATATGGTTTGGGGAAGCCTTAGATCGGGCTTTCTCGATACCCGCCCGGAGCGGACAAGCCGGCTTTATCGACTCAGGCTTGGAAGGAACGGCCGCCTTTTCGGCTGGATTAGGGCTTGAACTATAACTGATCGATCCAATACATTCAAGGAGAAAGATCATGGCTCTTACCCTGGCGGAAGCCGCCAAGTCCGAGTCCAACCCCCTCCGGGCCGGTGTGATCGAGATCTTTGCGAGGAGTTCTCCGGTCATGGAGTTCTCGACCTTCCAGGAAATCTCGGGCAATGCCTACCGATACAACCTCGAGGGTGAGCTTCCCGGGATCGCTTTCCGCGGGATCAATGAGGGTTACACCGAATCGACCGGCATCCTCAACCCGCAGATCGAGTCCCTCGCCATCGCAGGAGGGGACAGCGACACCGACAAGGCTCTGATGAAGTCCCGCCCCACCAACTCCATCGGGGAGCTTCGGGCCATTTACGACGGCATGAAGGTGAAGGCGTTCTCGGGCTTTATCACCCGCAACTTCTTCAATGGGGACTCCACCTCCGAACCCCGGGCTTTCGACGGTATGTCCCGCCGGTGCCAGGGAACCCAGCTGATCAGTGCCGGCGCGACCTCGGGAGGGGATACCCTGACCCTGGCCATGCTGGATGAACTGATCGACTCGGTCGATGTCGGGGATGAGTCCGACACCATCTTCTTCATGAACCGCGTCATGCGCCGGAAGGTCAATGCCCTTATGCGGGCCGCCGGCCAGACGCAGGAGCCGATCACCTCCCAGTTCGGGAAGCAGATGAACGTCTATGCCGGTCTTCCCATCGGCGTGATCGAGGCCGATGAGACCGGGACCGAAATCCTTCGGTTCAACGAGGCGGCCCCCGGCGGTGGTTCCTCGGTCTGCACCTCCATCTACCTCGTTCGCTTCGCCCCTGACGAGTATGTCTCCATGCTCGAAGCCAACCCCGGCCTGGAGGTCGCCGACCTCGGGGAGCTTCAGACCAAGCCCGCTTTCAGGACGCGTGTCGAGTGGATGCTTTCCCCCGCCGTGTTCAACAAGCGCGGCGTGGCTCGGCTCCGCGGTGTGAAGAATGCCTGATCCCTCCCCTAAGCCCCGGGACTGGCCTTTGCAGGTTCGTTCCCGGGGTTCAAGGGTCTTCAACCATGAAATCCCATGAAAGGGGAATCTGAATGAGCACTCCCGCATCTGGCTACAACACTAGTCCCTACAAGGGGAAGGGATTCGACGCCCTTCTCTCCATCCGGGACACCTCCTTCGCGGCGCTTACCACGGCCTCGGCTAATCGGGTGACGTTTGCGTGGGAAGGTCCGTATGTCTCCTCGGCCGTCGCCCCCATCGACATGGGCAATGCCCGCGTCAACATGAAGGCCGTCATCGACATCAGCGCGATGGACATCGTCAGCAACGACGAGGAATACTGCTTCACCGTCCTGGGGTATGACCAGGCCGCGACGGGATACACCCCCCTCGCGTCCCTTTCCCTCGGCGCGAAGGAGATCACCCTCGGAACGGTCGACAACGTCCCCGGCCGCTACGAGATCCTGTTCAGCAACGACTTCTGCGAGATCGTGTATCCCAAGCTGACCCTCGGGGTCATGATCCTGGGAACCACACCGAGCCTGCAGTTCACCGCCTTCTTCACCCCACTGGATCACTGATCCGGCGCGGTGTAGATGAAGGATTGGCTGGGAGTCCCCGGGATCCGGCTCCCGTTGGCTTCCTTTCCCTGGCCGACCCTGGGGATTCCCAAGCCAATTAATCATTCCGAAAGAAAGTGACCAACATCATGAGTGAGTCAAAGAAAAGATTTCGGATCACCCTCCAGTCCAATCCGAAAGTCACCCCCATGAGCGGGGTCGATCGCTTGTCGGGACTGGTTTTTGACAAGGGGGTCGCGGAAACCGACGACCCGTCCAAGGTCGAATATGCCAGCTCCCAGGCCAGCTGGCTGGTGGAAGAGATCCTTCCCCCCGGGATCGCCCCCAGTGAGTCGGACTCCCAGGAGGGGACCCCCTCTTCGGTCGAGGAGACTTCCGCTCCCTCCGAGGAAGTCACCGAGTCCCCGAACCAGCCGGAGGAGAAGCTCAACCCGGGTCCCTTTGGAAAGAACAAGAAGAAGTAATCGGGGGGAACCCTCGCAAACCCGCCCAAATCTGGCCAAAAAGGAACCTGATCATGCGATCGATTTTTCAGCTCGTTTTCATTTTTCTTCTGATCATTCTCGGTGGATGCCTCGCTTTCGCCCAGGATGAGGGGGTTCAACGCAACATCATGATCGCTGTCCCCGGCCGGTCCGATCAGGTCAGCAAGGCCAGTATCTCCGACTCCAGCGGCCCCTACACTCGACTGAAGGTCGACGACATCACTCTTTCCCGACATTCCAACGTCGACATCTGGACCGCCATCCAATCCAGCGGGGGGGCTTTGGTCTTCCCCACAACCCCCGGTCATACAGGCGCCTTGGTCCTTGGCGATATCGATGGGACCGCCGTGAATGATTATACCAAGATCCGCTATGATGTCGAGGACGGGGCTTCCGGGGCCGTCCTCGGGGATGGGCTTGCCAGCATTGACATGGCTGGAACACCCATTTTCGGGAGGTTGGTGATTCGTGTCGACGAAAATCGATCTTCGGGTATTTTGTTTGATCATCCGGGTTCTTCAAACCTGAATGGAGCGGACATTGTGGCTCGGTCCAGCTTTCCCTCCGGTGATCAAGTCCTTTACAACATTGTGGTTGCTAATGTTGGCTCCGGAGAATTCCCCTCCGTCGGGTCTGGCGGTCTGAGCTTCCTATCCGCCGCCAATCCCTATGAAACCCCGAACCTGAATGTCACAGCCGGGGTCGCGAATTACAGCAATTATTTGACAGCGACCAATGATTTCCGAACTAGCGAATCGATTGTTTTGGGAATCGGAGACTCGAGTTTCACTCTTTCTCAATCCCCCGAGTTTCACCAGCATCCTGCAATAATGATCCGGCCCCCCGACGACGATTCTGAAAGGATGGGGATTGCGTTCGATTACCGGGGGCGAAGTTCAAACACTGTCCAAGCCGTGAGTATCGCGGATGCCGGAGATCCCGGGGTCAATCTATTCGGGATCCAGGCGATCGTGGATAATGGGGAAGGAACCACGAGTTCGGGGATTCTTTTATTCGCGTCCTCCGGTGGAACCACAACCCCGACTTTCAGCCTTACCTCCAGGTATCTCTACGTCAACCCAAGTGGGGGGGTCGAGGTTGGAGGAGACATTAAGACAACCATCCCCGGCAAGGGAATTGTGATCAAGGGGGGCTCCAATTCAAAGGTGGGGCAAGGAACTCTTGATACCGGGACGGTCACCATCGCCACCACTGCAGTGACCGCGAACTCTCGATTTATCCTGACCCCCAGGGAGTCTTTGGCGGGAACCCTTTATGTTGGGACCGTCACCCCCGGAACCTCGTTCGTGGTCAATTCAACGGAATCGGCTGATGGAATCCTTTTTGACTGGGTGATCCTGGAGGAGTCCTGACCCCCCAACCTTCATTCTGGAAGGACCAACCTTGATGTGAATCCATTGGAGGGGGTTCGAGCTCGATGTTAAAGAGACCTCCATCCCGTGAGAAAGTCAGGAGTAGTGTGGTGACTGAACGAGATTCTCAACTTCTCCGAGATATTCATGAGCGGGTGGTTCGGCTGGATGAGAGGGGGGTCAGCAATGCCACCCGGATCATGGATCTCGAGCACACGGTTTTCGGCAACGGCCAGCCGGGTTTGAAAGTTTGGGTCGATCGCTTGATTGTTTTCATGACCAGTGCCAAATCGATTATCGGAATCTTGGGGGTCGCGGTGATTACTCTACTTGGCCGATGGTTTTACGAAGCTATCCTCAGAAACTAAGAAGGAACCCAGGGGATGAAAAAGAAAAGCTGGAGAACGACGATCGGGGGAATCGTTTCCCTTATCGGTGGATTCATCCCCTTGGTCCCTTTTCCCGGGTCCGCCATTGTTGGACCCATCGTCATTGGGATCGGGGGGCTGATCACGGGGAGCCAGGCCAGGGACAACGGGGTTACCAGCGAGGAAGCCGGGGCCAAACAAGATCCCACGGTTTCGTTTCACAAGAAATACTGATCAAGTGGTTCGAGGAGTCTTGAAATGCTGGAAAAAATCTTCGCAAATGAGGCTTTTTTGAACCTCTTGGTGTCCCTGGTCTCGGCTTTGGGGTTGGGAATCCTTGGATACGTCGGAAAACTAGTCAGTTCACGAATTTCCGATCAGAAAAAGGCCGATCAGATCAATAACTTGGTGGCTGACGCCGTCTGGGGTGTGTATCAAGACTTCGTCAAATCGATCAAGGCGTCCTCGGTGGATGGGTCACTGACCAAGGACGAGGCCCGGGCCGCCTTTATCCAAGCGCGGGATCGGGTTATCAAGGCCGCTGAAGAAAAAGGTCTCCCCCTGGTGGAGGACATCGGATCCCAGGGAATACAGCGACTGATCGAGAACACGGTCCAGGCTTTCAAGACTGGAAACGCTCCCTGGAGGGGTGGAAGCAACAAATGAGCCTGACACTCGTCACCACCTCCGGGGGGGCTTCCTCCAATAGCTATGTCACCGAGGGGGAAGCCACCGCCTTCTTTGAATCCATCCCCTCGTTCTACACCTATTGGTCCTCGACCTTGAACTCCCAGGGCCGGATCGCCTGGCTGATCCAAGCTGCCAGGGGGATTAATCGCATGGCCTTTCTCGGTTACAAGACTGATGAGGATCAATCTCTCCAGTTCCCCAGGGATGGAGAGACCACGATCCCGGCCGAGGTGAAAGAAGCCCAGCTCCAGATGGTCCTTTATCTGGCTTCCAATCCAGGCTTGCTGGTATCCGGGAGCTCGGTTTCAGTGGCTGAACCCCAGAAAACCATTTCATCGGTCTCGGTTCCTGGCGTGGTCTCTGTTTCCTACGAGATTATTTCTAAGACTCTTTTGAGTCTTTCCCAACTGGCCGTGTTCGATGGCGGGTTCGACGCGATCCAGGCATTGCTCCGCCCTTGGTTGTCCTTCGGTCCCAACTCCTTCGAGTTTATCAAATGAGAATGAAATGGCTGTTTCGATCCAAGACAAAATCCTGAGAAACACGCTTCAAATCGAATCGTTCGCAACAAGCGTGTCCCGGGATGTTGCAGCCATGCTGGCGGGAGCCGAAGAGTCGGTCCTTCGAAAGTTGCAAAGGGCCAGGCCGGAGGACGTCTTCAAGCGCCAGCAATTGTCCCAGGCTTTGTCGGAGATAGGGGGAACCCTCAATAACATAGAAGGGGATTTTTCAACCATCTTGACGGATGCAAGGCGGAGTGTCCTTGAGATGGAGTATTCGGCCATCCAGGGTCCGTTCCTTTCGGAAGTCCCGGATGCACAGAAAGCCCTGGTGCAGACCCGGCTCCCTGTCAACAGGCTGGAAGCCCTGGCCAAGAAGCCCCTTGGCGGGAGGACACTGGAGGATTGGGTGTCCAGGACGTTTGGGGGGCTTCAAAAGGGGCTGCGGACCAGCCTGGGGTCGTCACTGGCTCAGGGGGAGTCGGTCCAGAAAGCGGCGGATCGGCTAAGGAAGGAGTTCGGGCTTTCCAGGAATCGAGCCGATGTCCTGGCTCGGACCAGCCTTCTGCAATCGGCCGCGGATTCCCGTGAAGAGTTCTATGACGATAACAGTGACGTGATTGAGGGGTTCCAATACCTGGCGACCCTGGACATCCGAACCTGTGAAATCTGTGCTCCTGACGACGGGAGGGTGGAGAAGACCCTGGCCGAGCTTCCCAAGCTCCTTCGGCATCCCCGATGCCGTTGTGTCATTGTCCCGGTGACCGCTTTGTCAGATTTGAATGAAGCCCGGCCATCGGTCACCAAGCAAGAGTTCAAAAAAACCAATCACAAGGACGGTTCGACCTCCACCAAGTCTCGGGTTTTGGAAGCTCGGTCCACCACAAAAAATTTCAATCAATTCTTCAATTCCCAGCCGGACTCTTGGAAAAGGGAATGGTTGGGGGACGAAAGATTTGATTTATGGAAGAGTGGAGAATTGACCTCACTGGATCAATTATCCAAGGGGGATCGGGTTCTGAACGTGGACCAGTTGCGGAGGAAGCTCCATGCTGATTGATGAACTCAGTGGAATTATTTCCAGTCTGTTTGACAATACCCTGATCCCGGGGTTGGTGATTACGCAAGATGTCGAGTTTTTTTTGTTACTCCGACAGGGGCCGGGAGGTTATGATGCAACAACGGGTTCCTCCGGGGACTCCTATGATGATGCTGTTTCAACCAAGGCTGTTGTTTCTGATTACACGGCCCGGGAGATAGGGGCTTCCAAAGGGGGTGGTTCAGGACTTCTTCAAGTGGGTGATGTGAAAATCATCGTCCAGGTTTCAGAAGCAATCCCGGCGATCCAGCCTGGAGATTCCTTTGGATGGCGGTCCCGGAGATACCGGGTCATTTCGATTGAAAGAAGGCAGCTGAACGGGGCTGACGCCCTTTTCGTTTGCCAAGTGAGAAAGTGACATGGGGATCAAGCACAATTTCACCGATGCCAAGCTCCGTCTCGATAAAACCTTTCTGATCTGGGATGATAGCAAATCCAAGATCGTTCGGTTATCGGCTCTGGAGATTTTTCGGCGGCTGGTCGTCAAGTCCCCGGTCGACACGGGATTTTATCGATCCAGCCACGATGTCACCATCGGCGCGATTTCCTCTTTCGTGCCTCCGAAGTCCAAGAAGGGTGGGAAGGGGAAGGGGGGCCAGAACCTCCAAGATCGGTTCAATGAAGCCTCGACCCGCCTGGCTGGTGTCAATAGCGTGAAGGGTGGTATCACGATTTATTTCACCAACAATGCCCCCTACGCCAACGCCCTGGAGCACGGGCACAGCCAGCAAGCTCCCCAGGGGATCTACCAGGTGGTGGCGGGGGATGTCCCGATCATCATCAAAAAGGCCGAAAGGCTTGTCCTTTCGACGAGGACTTTTCTCTGATGTATGCGGAACCGGAACAGTATCTAATGGCTTATATCCAAGATAACTTCGACGACCTCCCGGTCCGGTATCCCAACAAGGATTTCGATCCGTTCGTGGATGGGGTGGATGGATGGATATGGCCGACGGTCCAGTTCGGGGAAGCCATTCAGGAAACCATTGTTGGAAGAAATGATTCTTGCGGGCAGCTGGTCCAGGGGCTCCTTTTAATTTCTGTGTTCTCCCCCCGGGAAATCGGGGATGGGCTTTGCCGATCCACTTGTGACTTGCTTTCCTCTATGTTCAACAGGTTGGTTATTGATATGACCTCTATAAGTCGGAAGTTGGTCATGGGGGTTCCTCAGAAACCGGGTTCAGGAGACGAGTCTGATTCCTGGTTTCAACAGAATCTTGCAATTCCGTTCCACTATCACACCTGATCCCGGAAGGAGGGATGATCCACATGCCTTGCATACCTATCCTACAAGCCAAGGGGTCTGCGGGGGCAATCCTCCTCGACCTCGAGCTTGAGGGGTTCAATTGCCTGAACGACGCCGCGGATCGAGCCGCCTGGAACATTCCGTTCAACAGTTGCGACCTCAAGCTGACTCGAGCACTCAACCAGTCCGCAACCATCCGCGGGGACAGGAACCCCTCTCCCCCATTCCAGGGCAAGAAGGAGGTGGCCGGGAATCTGGTGACTCCCGTCAATTTCTATCACTCCGGACTCTTCTTTCTCCTGTGCATCGGGATTCCGACCACAACGGAGTTCCCCCCCGCTGACATCGCCTCGGGAGGGACCGCAGACATCGACGGATCCGGGACGGTGACGTTCGGATCAGCCCAGGCCGGGATCGGTCTGGGGGATCGGGTCCGCTTCACCTATTCCAATGGAACAGTGGTCGATGGATTTGTCACCACTCGAACCAGTGACACCAGCATGGTGGTCAAGGCCGCCAGAGACGCAGGGTCAGACCTTTCGTCCCTTCCGCAAACGGGTGCAAGGGTCACCTACGCGGCCAACAACATCGGAACCTCACTCCCCAATGGATTGACCATTTCTGGCGGGGTTTGCACATTTGAGACCGTGCAGACTGGAGTGGCCAGCGGTCAGATGATTATCTATGACACCAACAAGCGTGCCTACGTCACCGGGGTGACCAGCTCGACCGTTGTCACTGTTGTGGATGGTTACGGACTTCCGGCCCCTGACGCGGCTGCCGTGGACATGGAAGCCCTTGAGGCGGCCCCGATCTACCTCCATCTCTTCGTGGTCGATCCCACGGCGAGTCTGACCTCCGCCACCATTGCTCGTGGGTTCCAGGATCTGGACCCGGAGATTTGGCAATACTACACCGGGTGCAAGGTCAACCAGTGGGGGATTGAGATCGGTGGTGACGGGGAGCTTCTTCACACCATGGCGATTCTGGCTGCGGATGAAATCGGTAGCAACGACCCCTACGACAGCGGGGATTCCCCCGACCGCATCAACAAGCCCATCGATCGGTTCGAGCAATTCGATGCCACGGCCAATGAGTTCGGGAATCAGGTCAATTACCTGAAATCCATCTCCTTCCAGGTCGCGAATAACCTGGACGCTGACAGCTTCACGATTGGTGGTGGGGGAGTCCGCGCGGCCCTTCCCGAGGGGATCGCCGGGGTCTCCGGAAAGATCTCGGCCTTGTTCATTGACGACGACGTCCTTGGTCGGGCCCAGGGCAACACCACCTCTTCGATCGAAGTCACCTTTACCCAGGGGATCCACTCTCTCACAATCATCGCCCCCGAGGTGAAGTTCCAGAACAATAGTCCGGCGATCAGCGGTCCGGGGGGAGTCTCCCTCGATCTTGATTTCCAGGGCTTCTTCTCCACCAACCCCGTGGATTCTGCGGTGGTGGTCCAGCTCGTAAATCACCAGGCGTCTTACGTCCCTGTCTACTGATAGGGGCCGACCAAAAGGAAGAAAGGAAGAGAAATGAAGATCAGTTTGAAGCGGAAGGAGCGCTGGATCAAGTCGGACCATCCCTCGTTCAAGGGAACTCCCTACGAGGGAACCGACATTGAGTTCTTGATCCAGCCGGTGAGCCGCACCCAGTATGCCCAGGTGTCCGAGGAGAACACCCACATGCTGAAGAAGGGTCGGGTCCGGACGGATGATGTCAATGTTCAGAAGGATCTGTTCATTCGGGCGGTGAAGGATTGGAAGGGTCTCAAGGACGAGGATGGGGCCGACATCCCCTGCAATCAGGAGACCAAGGACTTGCTTTCGGAGTCCTTCCTGGTCCTCACTTCCTCCGTGGTGGAAGCAGCCCTGGCCGAGGAAGACCAGATCCTCCAGAACCACGAGGGTCAGGTAAAAAACTGATTGACCTCTGGGGTTGGCGCCTGGCTGGCAAGGAGGATTATTGCCAGGGTTGCCGGGTTATACATAAGAAGAAGGGCATCCCAACACCTTGCGTGGGATGCCCTAATCTCCAACCCGCAGAGGTTCCCGGTAATTTCGTCTTTTCCGAAGTTTATCAACTTGCCGGGTCATGCAGGGACGGCGAAGGCAAGATGGACTATTCCGTGTTGTATGATATAATGCGGGATATGGGGTTGGGACGAATTGATCGCATCCTTACCTTGAAAAAGATCGTTGTGGTGGAGAGGATGCTCCAGAACCATTTCGATGAAAAAAGAAAACGAGAAAAAGAATTAGCGGCTCGAAAAAATGGCAACTCCGGTGGTCCTAAGCTTCGAGGTTGATGATAAGGGTTCCGTTGCGATCAAGGGAATCAACGGGAACCTTATTGAGATGGGCCGGAAGCTGGACGACGCCTCCAGGAAGGGGAGCGTCTTTGATCGCGCGGTCGGATCTTTCTCCTCCCGATTGAACTCTCTCCGGCAATCAGTCTTCAATGTTAACTCGGTCCTGGCCACCCTGGGGGCCAGCTTCGCCTTTGGAACCGTGGTTCGATCTTCCTTATCCGCCTTTGCAGATAGCGAGCAATCCCTGGCCAAGTTGGAGGCGACCCTCAAGTCAACGGGAGGGGCCGCGGGACTGGCCAAGGATGAATTGGTAAACCTTGGCGTGGAATTACAAAAAACCACCAAGTTCGGGGACGAGGCGGTGGTGGCAGCAGAAGCTTTATTGCTAACTTTCACCTCTATCGGTCGGGACGTGTTTCCAGAGGCTGTCCGATCCATCCTGGATATATCCGAGGCCATGGGCACGGATCTTAAAAGTTCGACCATCCAATTAGGAAAAGCTTTGAATGATCCTGTTGAAGGTATCACAGCATTGACCAGGGTTGGAGTCAGTTTCAGTGAATCCCAAAAAACTCTAATCAAATCTTTGTCAGAATCCGGAAAAGTAGCAGACGCTCAAAGACTAATCCTAGCCGAGTTAAAAAAAGAATTTGGGGGAGTAGCCGAGGCCGCCGCATCCACCGCAACAGGAGGATTGACCCAGCTTCGCAATATATTCGGAGACATTAAAGAACTGATCGGGGAGGTTATTGCAAGAGCATTTCAACCCCTTATTCCCCACATTAAAGAAGCCGCGGATGCGTTTCAGAACTTTCTTCGACAGACCCAATCCGAGTCCATTCGGACCCTCGAGTCGGTGTTCAAAGGGATTGGATCCGCCATTTCTTTCGTTGCTCGAAATTGGAGGGATCTGGTCGACATAACCCGGGTCTATATTGAATTGCAAGTGGCTTTTCTTTTCACCTCCATCGCCCTGGAGATTTCTTCCGCTGCCCGCTCGGTTGGTGTCCTGACCGCGGCAATGAACCTCCTGACCAAGGCCGGCCCCTTCCTTCTGGTCACGGTTTTCGTTCTCCTGGTCGAGGGGATTCGAAGGGCCAGGAATGAAAGTGACGCCTTTGAACAATTCTTTCAGGAAAATGTCATTGCCCCGATCCAAAAGTTCCTCCAGAACCTGGTGTCTTTCAAGGATGCACTGGTTCTTGTGTTCCGAGTGGTGAAAGACTCGATCAAGTCATTTATCGAAGATCCAATCGGGGTCGTGGTCAACACAGTGAAAGCCAGGATCGCTGATATTCTCAACCTGGTGATCAAGGCCAACAGTGGGTTGGAAAGCCTGACGGGGGTTTCCTTCGATACTTCCGGGGTGGAAGCCTTGAGGGACTCCCTCCGGGAAACGGTCGATGCCTCAAAGGACGCGGGACAGAACGCGGGGGAAGCCCTAATGGACGGGTTCTCCGAAATTCTGAAGGACGGAACCCGGGTCAAAGAGGCCATTGATCAAGGTGTCATTGACACGATGAACAAAAGGTTCGACGACGAGGCTTTCAAAAACCTGGGACCGGGAACCCTGGACAAATTGAACAAGCTCCCGGAGGCAGCGGCTGTTGCAACAGGGCCCAGGGAAGCCGGGACGCTGGTCGGGAATGCCCTGGGGGAGGGGATCGTGGCAGGGCTGGACTCCACCATGAAGGTGGTGGAATCCCGATTGAATGCCCAGGTTTCTGACCTTGAATCACGATTGAAATCATCCTCCCGCATAGGGGCACTGGAGGTGGACACAGGCCGGCGGGACCCGATCAGTGTCCAACAGGAAGAGTTTTCCCTTCAGACGCAGATCTTGAAGCTGGAGGGGGAAAGGTTGAACATCGAGCGGGCCCGGGAGGATTCCGAGCTCCGATCCTTGTCCTCCCAGGTGTTAAAAACCAGTGATACGGAAAAACTGAAAAACTTGAACGATAAGTTGCAAGAAGCCCGGATCAAGGAGATCACGACCGAGCAAGATATTGCCAACAACATGAGGGACCAATCATCAATCCTGAAAGAGCAGGAATTGATAACTCTTCGAATCCAGCAACAAAGGGCCGAGCGATCCGCCGAGGGGGATGTCAATGATGCCCGCAGGTTGCAGGAGCTGAACCAAATTATCAACCAGGGGGTGGAGAGGAGAAAGGATGAGCTCGGAGTTCTCCGATCCCAATTCGCGGCATTAACCAGCGTCCTGAACCTAGATCTGAAGCGGTTGGAAATTCTACGCTCCCACACCCAGGATGAGCAGAAAGTTTTTCAAATTAACCAACAGATTAGGGATGTCAAAAACGAGCTGGCCAAGCTCGGGATTGAAGAACTGACCCGGGAGCGGGACATTACCTTTGAGACCCAGAAAAGGATCGAGGCAATCCGCCAACAGACCCGGGAAGCCGCGATTAATTCCGGAAGGAGCGCGGTTTCCAATCTGGACCTTGGCAGCCTTGGTCCTGGAGGGACCGAGCTGAATAATGCCATTGGAGGTTTCTTTGATATTGGAGCGGCCGGGAACCAGCTCAATCAGATCCAGTCCCAGTTCGAAGAGGCCACTCGGGGGATGGCACAGACTTCCGCGGAATTCCGCGCATTGGAAACCCAGCGGGACCAGGCCAATTTTGCGGCTCGGCTTAGTATTGCATCCTCCTTTTTCGGAACCTTTGCCAACCTGGCCAAAGGGGCTTATGAAGCTACAGGCCAGAAAAGCAAGGCCGCATTTGTTGCCTACAAGGCTTTCGCGGTTGCCCAGGCCATCATCGATACCTTCAGGGCTTCCGCCGCTGCAGTGGCCGCCCTGGCCGGGATTCCTGTTGTGGGTCCGGCCCTGGCCTTCGCGGCTGCCACCACCATCGAGGTTGCGGGAGCCTTGAGGGTTGCACAGATTATTGCAACAGAGCCTGCTGCATCCGCCACCTTCGCCACGGGAGGATTGGTCACCCCCGCCAGGCCGAGGACTTCCTCCGGGGCCCGCAGGTCCGATGAAGTGGATGCGGTCCTTCACACAGGGGAGTTCGTTCTTTCCCGCAAGGGTGTGGCGGCCCTGGGGGATTTGAACGACGGAGACTTTGAAGGGTTCCTGAACCAGTTCTCCAAGACTCGGTCGGCCCTGGACGATGCCTCCCGGGGGAGCGGGTCGGGTTCCTCGTCCAATGTCACTGTCAACACTCCCCCGCCCCAGGTTCGAATAACCCAGCAGAACATTTTCGACCCGTCGATCGTCGGGGATTACCTGGACACCCGCGACGGGGAGCAGAAGATCGTAAACATCATGAGAAGGAACGGTTGACATGGCTTACTCCCAGGGAACCGCCACGGATTACCTTGATCTACTCAACCAATTGGTTGACTTCCTGACGACAGGACTGGGGTCGGATAACTGGACCCTGTTGAAGAATGACCCCAGTGGATTCGGAGCTGACACCGAGGTTTATTTGCGGGCCCCCGGGTTGAGCGTGCTCAATAACATCTATGTCAACATAAAAACCTTCAGCGACTCCCCGAATAACATTTTCACTTGGAACCTCCAAGGGGCAACGGCCTTTAACACCGGGTTGAGTTTCAATGCCCAACCCGGTTGCATCCCGACCATTCAGGGAATCCCCCGAATGTTGTTCCTGGGGTCCTGCGCATACACTTTCGTTGCAAACTCTCAGAGGGTCATTTGCGTGGTCAACGTGGGGACGGTCATTGAATCCTGTTACCTGGGATGGATCACCCCTTTCGGACCCCCCTCCAGCTATCCCGCTCCCCTCTATATCGGGGGATGCCATCATCAGGATGTGGCCAAGGCCGACACCACGATCGAGCACTCCTGGTGGTTGCATAATTTGAATGAGGACACTCACAGTGAGGCCGGGGCCCACGCTCGATTGTCCAATGGAGTATGGGCCCGCAATCGATACCTTTATAATGGCACCCCCGATTACAACCTTCTCTGTTGCACCCATCCCTATGCTTATATGACCCGGGTCACCGCGGGAGGGGTCGCCAACATTGACGTGGTCACGACTGAAAATGGGGATTACGTCAAGCATCCCGTGATGCTGACAACCAACCAGGGGTCATCCGCCGGGGACGTGAAGGACCAACCCATCGGTCAATTCGACGGGGTGTTCTGGATCCCGGGGGTTGGGGTCTCCCAAGATGATATTCTGAATTGTGATGGGACGGATCATCTTATCTTTCAGAATGCTTTTCGAACCGATTTGAACAGCTATGCGGCCCTGGCCCTGGTGTAAGAGGAGAAACTCAAAATGGCATTGGTCAAACAATCCGGGATCGTGAACGGCCAGGTGGCCTTGTTGGATGCAATTGAATCCATTGTCACCGCCTCCGCTGGATGGAGTGTGGTGACTCGGGAGCATCTGACTTTGTCCGCATTTCCCGACGACGATCAACTTACCATCCGCCGCGGGTCTGGGATGTATTTCAGCATCCGGACCAGTGTCAATGGAGTCACCCCCAGGATGTATATGGGGGCCCATTCCACCGCCCCCGTCAGCACGGACGAGTTCGAGGCTTTTAGCGGGTTCTATCCCGATGGACAACACGAAGTCATATCGGTCCAGGCAACGGACGACGACAAGCCAGGTGTCTCCCTCCCCCTGATGGTTCACGATTATTACATGTGGATCGACGACGATTATTTGATCGTGGTCGTTGGGGTCGATTCCGGGGCTGGATGGTTCCAGACCTTCTTCATGGGTCGGTTGATTCCTTTCACCGGAGTCAGCAACGGGGACATCTGCCTGGGGGATGTGGGATTCAACCAGGGGATCGATGCTCGATCCAATTATGATGGAAACCGATTCGGTGGAAACTATTACCAATTTTCGATGCATGGAATGGGGGGCCGAGCCCTGGCCGATTACTTCGGGCATGTGCGGGATCACGCAGGAAACTGGGTCGCGATTAGCTCCTATGCTCAAACTTCCGGGACTCCACCGGCCTATCTCTCCTGGGCGGACGGGGGAGACACCACAATAACCCACGCTTCCGGTGTGGTGGTCAATGAGCCTTGGCGCACCAACATCTCCAATATCATCCCGGTCATTCTTCCCTGCTTCCTGTTCGCCCCTCACACAACAATCTCTGGAAAATACGCCCCCATGGGCCAGCTCCCAGGGTTTTATTACATATCGGCCGATGGATTGGAGGAAGGTGCGACAGTGGTCTCGGGGTCGGATTCTTACCAGGTTTTTCCCGCGATTCGAACCAACCGAGTTTCTCACTATGCCCAGTATTCGGGCATTGCAATAAAGGAGCCTTGATAGAATGGCAACCTTTTCTTGCATATCGGCCCCGGACCCGGTTTGGTTCGACCTGGGTTTTGGTCCCGACATCCCTTTCCCAGGGGATGTTGGTGACCCTGTTGTCGCGGACTTCCCCTCGATCTGCGGAATGGATACAAACGTCCCTGTTCCTGTCTTTCCTTCCTCGACTTTTAATTGCGTGACTCTCCCGAGTTTCGCCAATCTGATCGAGGAAAGGATTCTGATCCGACCACGGACCATCGACACCGGGACAGTTTTCTCTGACCTAGTTTTTCAAGGAGTGATCTGGAACAACTATTATCTATCTTTGCAAGACGCGGTCCTTGAATCGATTGATCGGCAAAATGCCGAGGGAATCACGATGTCAGGGATCGAAGAGGGGGACATCCTCCCGGCAACCCTGGATCGGATCATCTATTACGGGATTCTTCCTGATGGACCTTCAATTATTTCCGCTTCGTTCGAGTATAACTTCGACCTTCAATCAGTGATCCAATACCTGGTCGGCCGGAGGGGGTCGATCCTCCTGTTGGAACCACAAGACAGCGGATATTCGGAAAGCAGGGAGTTTGAAACCAGCATCTTTCGGGCCCAGGCCGGGAGGGAGTTTCGATCCCAGTTATCAAACGACTCGGTTCCGAACCGGTCGGTTTCTTCCACGATCAAACCTTTCGATCGCGCCACCCTGGCCACCTTGCAGAATGTTCTTGCATACGGAACCGGTTATCAAATCTTGGTCCCATTGTGGTTCTCTCGCACCAAGTTGGCCGAAAACTCAAATGGTTCACTCCCCCTCCTGGTGGTTCAGTCCACTGAAAACCGGGAGTTCGGGGGAGTCCGGCAAATCTTCATCATCGGAAGGAAGAGGGGGGCCAGCCTCGGGACTTATGCCATCCGACTGGTCGGTGAGTTCACCTCCGACACGATCACAATAGACAAGCCCCTTGAAGGGTTCCACGAGGGAGACTGGGTCATACCCGGGATCAGTTGCTCGCCTCCAAGCAACCAGTCCATCCGACATATCCTGGAGACCCGCAACGAAGCCCGCCTGTCCTTCCGGGAGATCCGCTGATGCCCGCGTCCCCATATCTATCTTATCTTGTCTGGGAAGTGGAGGCGAGGGAGTCGATTCAGTTCGGATTTGCCGCTGGGACCACCATCATTGGAACGGTCGGACAGAGGCAGGCCAAGTTCAATAACGAACCCTCCGAGGAATTGATCTCTTTGTCACTGATCCAGCGGACCCAGGAGGAGAGGTTCGAGATTTGGTCATTTTTTGATTCAATGCAAGGAAGGACGGGTTTGTTCTGGATTCGATCCGGGAAGCCTGATTATATCTCAGCCGCCATTGCCACCAGCGGGTCGGACCAGTTGAGGGTCCGGGATGAACAAGGGGTGTTCGGGTTCACAAACACCAGGCGGCACCTTTATATTCGGTCTTGCGACTCCAGCCACAAGGTGGTGGATTTCACCCAGTCCGATGGGGAGATCATTCTTACCCTCGACCCTGTCCTCCCGGCCGATGTTCCGATCAGAACCAAGATTGAGAAGTTTTATCTGGTTCGATTTGCCGAGGATACCCTGCAAACAGAGACCAATGGACTGGAGCATCGGGAGGAGACTGATCCGGTGGTTGGGGATGGACTTAGCTCGGGCATCCGTGTACAATTAAGGGAGATGCAAGGGGAGACTCCCTGATGGCCCAGTTGTATAAGTTTCGAACTGAGATCGATGAATGGAGGTTTAATGATAGCAAGAGGGTTGTTGTCTATTCCAGCCAGAATTATGACCCCTGCCCGATAAAAAGGAATCGATGGGAGCAAGGGGTCACCGACCAGGAAATCCAGATCACAATCCCGATGGATATTGAACCGGCTTTTCTGTTCATAGTCCACAACCCCTCCCATCCCCTCTGGCTGGATGTGATTGACCCCTCCGTGGGGTCTATCCTGATGTCGGGGAAAGTCTCTATCGCGGAGCACGCGTTGGAGAAGGCGGTGGTGACACTCCGGTTTCGGGCGTTCTCTGAAATGTTCTCCTCCCAAATACCTGGCCGGACTTTCGGGAACTCCTGCCCATTCGCCTTATTTGACGAGGATTGCAAGGTCGATGAAAATGAGGCCGGGAGTCATTTCGGGTATGCCTTTCGGTATGAAATTCCAATCGCAGATCCCGATCTTTCGATCAGTGAAAACGGGCTGGAATACTCCCACCCCAACCTGGTCGACTTTGGTGACGGGTTTTTCACCGGAGGGGAATTGGTCAATGGGTCGGAGGAACTTCTGATCATCAGCCATGTCGGGGATACCATCATTGTGTTGGTTCCCTTTGTGCGATCCACCAATCCCAACCTCCGATTCCGGGCCGGGTGCGACAAAGCCAAGACGACTTGCAAAACCAAGTTCTTTCCCCCCTCCGATCCGAGTTCCAACGGGAACCTTAGAAACTTCGGGGGATGCGCCAACATCCCGAGGAAAAACGTGGTGAAAGATGGATTCTAACAACCGAAAACCAATCTTGTACGTTCAATCCCGAAAAAGATTTTTGGGACTTTGGTTGAGAAAACACTTTTTCCGCCTGGCTGCCCCCCGCCCCGATTGGCTGGTTTTTTTCATTGTTCTGTTGGGAACCTTGGTGTTCGCGGCAATCCGCAAGATTTGGTTCCCGGCCAGTGCTCCCCCGGAGGGGGTCCAGATCTATGCCTCCGAGTTCAACATCTTCGTTGCAATCGTGGTCACCATCTTGTTCGGTTTGATCGGGTTGGTGATTTATTCAGCTGTCTCCATGCTCATGGGAAGGGGAGCCAGCCCCGCCCAGAAGGGTCCGCTTGCCGCCACCCTGCACCAGTTCTCCCTTCCCAGCGCTGAAGAGGGAAGGACCATCCCGGAGCTGTTTGGACGCAGGCTCGTTGCTCCCAACTGCCTGGCTTACGGTGACCTGGTCTCGGAAAAAATCATCACGAAAGTCAAGTCAGGGAAAAAGACCAGCTCGATGCACACGGGATGGAAATATAACCTGACAATGGTTTGGGGGTTCTGTGGAGTATCCGACAGATTGATTGAGTTCCGCAAGGCGGAGGAAGTCCAATTCACCGGAGACATCTCAGGAATCCGCACCTCCTTTTCGGCCCAGACAGGGAGCGTGGCGACCCTCCAGGGGAGCAAGACCGGTCCCAGCAACATCGACTATTATGACGGGCGACAGGTCGATCCCTCTGATTACATTCGAGGAGAGAAGGATCTGTCGGGGGAGAAATACCTTCATTCGGGGATAACCATCTTGGATATGAGAGGAGTGTTCGTTGGAGACAATACAACGAGCGTCCAGCCCTATTCAGCGGTGTTGGAGCGACTGGTCGAGGAACTTTATCCCTGGGCCGAGTCCATTAACGGGGAGTGCAACCCCGCGGGGGTCATCTACTATATCCTGGCCAAGATGTGTCGGGTTCCCACGGGGATGCTCGACCTGGCCGCTTTCCAGGCCGCGGCCGATACCCTCAAGGATGAGGGACTCGGCATCTCCTTCCTGATGCAGACAAAGAGGGGGGTGGACAGCTGGCTCCAGGAGATTCATGAACACCTTGATTCAGTCTTGTATTACGACGAGATCACGGGCAAGTTCGTCTACAAGCTGATCCGGGGGGATTATGTCATTGACGACCTTCCGGTCCTGAATGAGTATCGATACAAGGATCTGATCCTTAGCCGGGAGGGGATGGAGTCGGTCTTCACGGACGCCGAGTTCCAATATGTCGCGCGGAATACCTGGAAGGTCCGGCCTTATGTTGTGGTCAATAATGCCAACAGAAAACTCCTTCGGCAGATAAAAAAGAAGGTTGTTGAATTTGGCATGTTCACCCAGGCCGCTCCAGTGGAGAATGCCATTGCTCGGTTCAAGCGCAAGTTGTTCGTTCCCCTGGCCACGGCCAAGTTCAAGGCCAGTCTCCTCGACATCCGACTCCATCCCGGGGATGTGTTCCTGTTGAATAACGACAGGGGCCGGTTCGAGGGGATGGTAATGAGGGTGGTCTCTGTCGGAGGCGGGGACGGGAAAAATCATGACTATGACGTCCAGGCCGTGGAGGATATGTTCGGCCTGGGCAATGTTGAAATCACGACCATCCCGGGAGATGGGGGAACCCCTCCCAATTACACCCTCACGGCCCTGATCGACTTTGCAGTGGTCGACGCCATCCCGGAGAACTCGGAGGATGGGACTCCGATGGTGGTTGCAGTGGCAGCCCCCAACAACCTGGAGGTGACAGTGGGAGCCTCGGTTTATTCGGGGAATGGGTCTTTCGAACAGTCGGTTCTGGAGGAAGAAATCGCCATGTCGGGGGTGGGTTCCCTGGAGGATGATTACACCGCAGGCGGGGTCCGCGGATCATCCTTTGTGGTGGAGTCGGCCAGGCACTATCGGGAAGTCGACAATGACGAGATCCAGTGGTTGCAAGGAAAAACTCTCCTCGTCTTGGATGGCCGGTCTTCCCAAGCAGATCCCAAGTATTATACCATCCTGTCAATAGGGAAAATCACGAACCTTGGGTCGGGAAGATACCAGGTCGAGGATATGCTTCTGGTGTGGCCGCAATACACCGCACAGGTCCCGGTCCACCTGGCAGGAGATCCAGCCTGGCTGGTTCCCTTCTCCATCGGGTCCACGGACTCCTTCTCCATCCCCTCCGCTGCATTGAACGTGTTCTTCCAGCCCTTCAACACGCAGAAGGTTGGTCCCGAATCTTCGATTTCTTACACTTACAATTTCGGTGTGGAAACCCCTTATGCGGTCACCAGGCTGGAGGGGCTCCGGACTGGTCCGGATGTCACCTTGACCTGGGAAGCGTGTGAAGTTCGGAGGGGTCCGATCATGACGGACCCAGATCTATTCCCGGCCATTGATCAGACTCCTTCTGCCACCCTCACTTGGCATGTGACAAGCCTGGGAGGGGTCGACGTGGTGGTCAGCTCCCCCACGGCCACCATCCTCTCAGCGACTCCCTCCGACACCTATTTCGTAAGCCAGATCATCAATTATCGGGAAGGGAAATCTCAATCCATCCTGGTGGTTTGAACAAGGAGAACCAAAATGGCATTCCCCAATGGATTGCTCGAAGTCCTGAACGGTGCGTTGTTGTGGCGGGCCGGGGTCAATTCCAATTTTCAGACCTTGGACCAATACCGAATCCTTCACGGGTTATTCGCCTCCCGCCCCGTTGCTGGGCAGGTTGGCCGCTGGTATTTCTCCACGGATTTCAATCGGGTCGATTACGACAATGGAACCAATTGGGTCGGACTTTCCGCGGCTCCGACCCCCCTGGCAGTGGCCGCGGATTATTCCCAGGTCGAGACCGACACCTTGCTCCTGGCCAGTGCGGCCGCGACCGATGTCACGATAACCCTCCTGGCTCCTGACGCTCCCCACGGGTATCCCTCGGGATTGGTGGTGAAGAGGATGAGCAACACGGCCAGTGATATCATCCTGGACCCGGGAGCGGGAGTCACCATTGACGGGGCTGCCACACTGACTCTGACGATCCAATACACCTACGTCAGGTTGTTCCCGGCCAGCGCCACCTTGTGGGTCAAGCTCTAAACAGGAACCCCTCCATTCGGGAAGGGACTCCCGGATGGAGGGGTCTGAAAATTCCAATGAAGGGTGGGAGGTTCAGCCCAGGCGCTTCCCCTTGGTCTCTCCCCCCACCTGGCGGTTCAAGGCGATTTTGTCGGCCGATCCGTATCCCTCCCCGAAAGCCCCCTTGTCAACCCGGCCCGTTGTGAGATCCCGGGTTTTCATTTCTCCGACCTGGTTGAAGATGTTTTCAACAAACTCGTCAACCTTCTTGGTCTTGGCCAGGATCAGGTCCGTTCCGGGAGTCCCGTCGTGGAGGGAGTCGTGTTCCTCCACGTCCTTTTTCTTCTGCCTCTCCAGCCGGATCAGGATTCGATTCGTGCCACCCTCACAGAAGGTGGAGTGATAAGTCTCCTTGGTGATTCCCACGCTCCCCGGCTTGAAAGACTCCCAGGAGGTATCGGCCAGGCGGATGATGGTTGCCTCCAGGTATTCGTAGAGTCCGAGGATTCCAACCAGCTGGAAATCCGGGCCCGCCATGTAGATGTGCTTGGGGGTGTCCTTGATCGAAATGGTCACGCAATCATTAATCTTGCAGAGACCTCCCATCAGGAGCTTTCTCCAGGAGATGGCTCGGTTCCCGCGCAAGGTGCCGAAGTCAAACTCTTTCAGGACCAGCCCCCCGTCCTCCTTCCGGGATTCGAGGACGGACTCGTCAAGGCCATGTTTGTCAAGGAGTGTCTGGAGAAGGCAGGCCGCCGCCTGGGACTCCCCCTCGGTCCCTCCTTGCTCCATCAGGGTCTTCAGCTTCTGGAGCCGATCCACCAGGGATTGAAGGTGTGGGGATTCCATCAGGAGGGGTCGCCCTTCTGGAGAGTCCCCTTGCACCCTTTCATGAGGCAGGGGCTTCCCACGAGCCAGGGGTCGGTGGACTTGCCGCAGGAGGGGATGGAGGAACCCTCTTCCCACGCGTCCAGATAGGTGGGGGGAATGTCAGGAGGGAAGTCCAAAGGCTCCGCCTTGCCCCTCCTATAGAGGTCGACGAACCATCCCTTGCCACAAGAGGTGATCCGTTCCCCCTGACCCCCTGTGAGGGGATAGGCGATGCGGAGGGTGAGGCTGTTTTTGGGAGCCTCGACGAGCCTGCCATAGATCAGGAGGGACTTCGATCCCTCCCCCAGGGTGAATCTGAACCAGGTCCCGGGGGCTTGGGAGAGTCCCTCCAGGGTGGAGGGGGTGGTCATGGGTGGATGCTCCTTCGTTGGGGGTTTTCAGGGGGTTGAACCCCCTGTCCTTCGAATGGTATAGCCAGGAGCGTGCCGGGCGAAATCTCTGCTCAAGGTGCATCCTGTCAGACCAGGGGGCCATCCTCGATGCACTATCCCGAATTTCTTCGTGCAATGCAGGCGACTCGGGTAAACCCGGCGATACACGCCCAGGGGAACCCCTCCCCCAGGAGGGTCTTCACCCCCTGGAGGATTTCTGAAGTCTTACCACTTCCCCCGAAGATTTGAACCAAGGCGGTTGGTTGATTCCCTCGGGTTCTGGATCCCCATCAACTCGAAACATCGAATAACCGTATCTGCAATCCGGGCCCCCATTGGAGCGGGCAGCCCGAATCGATTCATCGTAGGAGGAACCCACTCCCCAGGCAAACGGGTCCCGGGGGCACACGGCCAGGTAGATGGGTCGCGGACTAGGCATTGGGGGAGACAGGCTCCAGGAAGTCCTTCAGTTCGGGAATCCGCTCCAGGGCTTCCTGGAGTTCCCTCGGGGTCGGGTCCACCAATCCCCTTTGGAATCCATCCTTCGCCAGCCCCTCCCGAATATATCGAATCAGGGGAGCCGACATCTTAAACGCGTTCATTTCGAAATCCATAAACGCGCGGTAAGTCATGGGAACCCACCCCTTGACCAGTTCCAGGAGGACATCCGAATAGACCCGGATTTCATACTGGGCATGGGAGTCGGACCGCAGGCCGATGAAGTGGAGGAGATTGCGAAGGTCGCACTTCCAGAACCACTCGGTGTAGGTGGAAAGGGGAAGGTTGATCCGAGCCATCTCCCTGGAGATGTTGTTTCCCAAGAAATGTTGATAATCCCGAAACGCGGCTTGCTGGCCTATGTCGACCGCTTTCAGGAAATCGAACACCGAGTCCGGGCTCATGGAATCTTCCGCCCTTCCCTGCTTGTTGGATGTCGATTGCTCCCGGACCTGCCCGGGTTCAGGAATGTAACACTCCTGGGGCAGCTCCCTGTATCGGCCACTCATCTCGTTAAGTCCCGCGGTGCGATGGCGAACCATCTGTCGGGCCACGAAGATTGGGAGCTTCATGTGGACCACGAGCTCGGCCTGTTCGAAGGGAGACATGTGGCGGTTGGCCATCAGGTATCGCACCAACCTTTCATCAGCTTCCTCCGTCCTGGGGGTGGCGGGATCCGCCTTGGTGCTGACCCTTGCGGATCGCACAACGGATTGGTCTCCCCCCATGTAATCGACCAGCTCGATAAACCCCTTGTCCAAGAGGGGAATCCTTTCCCCGATGGATTCCTCCATGAAGGGGATGGTCAGGCGTGATCCCATGGCTTGATTCCTTTGTCCAACAGATTGGCCAGGGTGGATTTGTCACTCCACACCTGCGAAAATAGGCTTGAGGCGTGGAGCTGATCCCGGGTCATCCAAGGCTCCGAGTCGTAGACCTTCGCGTTCATGAAAAAGACTCGGATAGGTTCCTTGTGCATCTCCACCGCCACCACCAAGAAGATGGTCCGGCCACAAGCGACCCCCCTCCTGATCCAAGCCACCTGGGCTTCCCGAACAATCAGGGGAATTCGGCCATTGTCGAGATTCTCCTTGGAGACCTTCAGCTCCATCCAGTATTCCCGGCCCCTCCAGCAGATGTTAAGGTCGGGGACTCCAGGACTCATGTGGGTCTCCATCCGAACCACGTGGCAATCCCGGGGGAGCCGCTCCCTGATCCAGGGATGGACTTGTGTCTCTTTCATTTCTTGTTCCTCCTGACCCAGGGAGCTTCCGCGGGCCCCTTCCATTTCTGTATCTGTCCCCAGCTTTCACCGACCTCGGCGTCACAAATGATTGGGACGTTCAACACAATCGAGTTTGTCATTATATCAACCAATTCTGCAAAGGCCGCTTCCCCCTCCTTGGTTCTGGGCTTGCTCCCGTCCAGCTCGTCGTGGACCGTCAGGAGGGGAACCCCTATGACATCGCAGACACCTGAATCCCAAATCTTCTTCATGCAATACTTCAAGGCGTCCGCGTTTCCCCCCTGGAGCAGGGCATTCAGAGCTTTGTGGGTCCCGGCCCTTTTCACCCTTCCATACTTGGTCTTGGCCTCTTCCAGCGGGAGGGGAATATCCCATCGATCATAAGGGATATACTCGTCGAACCTTCTTTTCCTTCCCAACAAGGTTTTGATGTAACCCCTCGAAGCCGCTTTCCTATCGGCCAGCTCGTATAACCCGCGGGCATACGGAGACATCTTGTCGAACTGGTCCAGCAACCTCCGACCCTCGTCCTCGGCCAGTCCCAGCTGGACGCACAGTTTCTTGATCCCCATCCCGTAGACGATCCCGAAGTTAATGATTTTGGCTTGCTTGCGCTTGACCCCTGCCAGCTCACTGGCCATTTGATGATAGTCGGTCCGCGGGTCCGTGCGATACCTGGACCATGCCGCGTCTGCTCCTGGCATCTTGGTCTCGTAGGCATAGTGGACCAGAAGCCTGTATTCCATCTGGCTCCAATCTACTTTCCACCAATCCTCTCCATCCTCCGGGATGAACATCCCCCTGACCAGGGGCGCCAGTTCCTCGTCCCTGCTGGGAACCTGTTGGAGGTTGGGGTTAGTGCTGCTGAACCTCCCGGAGACCGTTCCCTCGTCAGCGGATCGAAGGGGATGGAGCTGGGAGTGGATTCGGGAGACTCCATTGACAGTGACTGAATGCTTGAATAAACCGGACAAGAAAGTGTTGTCCTGTTTGTCGAACCTCCTGGCCTGGATCACCATCTTGCTAAGGGGATCTTCCTGGAACTGCAACCAGGTCTGTGTGAAGGAGGGAGATCCCGCCGGGGTCCGCCCATAGGGAACCTTCAAGTAATCGTAAGCCCAGACCATGTCATCCGAAGACCAGACATTGATCTCTTTTCCAAGAAGTTCCTTGATTTGGACAGTGACCCGATCCCTTCGAATTTTGAGTTCTTTCCTCAAAATCTCGGTCTTGTCCAGGTTGACACGTACTCCCCGCGTCCTCATTTTAAGCAACATCGGGATCAGTCCGCACTCCAATTCGAACAGATCCCAAAGCTCTTCCTTTTCCAACAAAGGTTTCTGCTTTTCGAAAATGGCAAGTGTGACCAGGGCATCTTGCTCGGCGTAGGGGCCGACGAACTTTGGGGGAAGCCGCCAAAGGTCTCCCTTCTTCAGGCTGGTATCCTTCTTGGTTCGGGAGCCTTTGGAATAAGCGGCCAGGGCGTGGTTCAGAACGGTCTCGTCCTTGCCTTCTCCCAGGTGGATCTGACCCAGGGTTTCAAGGCTGTAGGATTTTCGATTTTCATTCAGGAGGGGTTCGGCATATTGGACGTCATAAATCTTCCCCGAGATAGAGACATTCTCCGTGGCCAGCCACTCCAGGTCATACAGGATATTGGCCCCGACCTTGATCTGCTCGGGCCGCCTCAATTCATCCCGCAACCATTTGCAAACCATTTTCTTATTGAGCATCCCCTCGTTTGACGCATGGCCAATCGGGAGGTAAGCTTTGAAACCATCGTCGGTGGCGATTGAGATCCCGGCCACCTGCCCATCCCTCCGCACTCCCCCGGGTCCCAGGGTTTTCAGGTGCGGGTCATGGGTCTCCGTATCGACCGCTATGAAACGGGCCCTCGCCAGGCTTGGAAGAAACTCGGGGGGAGACCAATTGGACTCGGGTTCGAACAAGGGGAGCTGATGAAGGGGTTCGTATTTCATAGGAAGGTTCGCAAGGTCGGTCCGCCCCAGGAGGTGGATGTCGATTGCGTCCACTCTCGCCCAACCCGGGTCCAAAGCTCCTTGGCCTCGGGATGAGGATACTCCCTTATAAATATGATCCTTTTGCAAGAGGTGTTCAACAATAACTTGGTGCAAGTAATGCAGGGGGAGTCAGTGCAAAAGCAGGATTCAATAATTTGGCAATCTCGGCACTGGAGAAGGGCGTTCTGCTCGGCGTGTATGGACAAGCATTTCTCCAGTCCCTCCCCACTCCTCAATCCCGCTCCCGGACACGGATGGTCGATGCAATGAGGAAGGGATGCGGGGACTCCGTTGTAGCCAGTTGCGAGAACGTGGTTGAACTTATCGACCAACACGCACCCGACCCTCCTGCGGGGGCAGGTTCCCCGGATCGACACCAGTGATGCCATCATCAGAAAGTATTCGATCGAGGAGGGTCGGGCTTGTATTGGTTCCATCAGAAGATCCCCTTGCCCGCGAGATCCTTCTTGTAGGCGTGGAGGGAACCCATGAAGTGGGTGAAGATCCCGGGCTTGATTCCCAGGAGGATCGCGACGTGGCGAAGGAGTTTGATCGTGAGCATCATGTCATACGGAAAGTGAGTGATGAAGTCACATGACCGCATGGTGTAGATCAAGTGGAGGACGTCCCCCTTCTGGTTCAGCGGGTTCGGGCGCCGCATGAACTGATAGGTGAGGGAGCACGGGATGCGATCCCGGCCACCCCAGTTCCTCATGTCTTGGTGTCGATCATACATGGTCATGATCGCTTGCCGGGTGTAGGGGCGCTTGGTGAGCTCGGCGATAACCATCGGGAGCTGCTCCCTGAACCGCTCATTGTAGGTGTAGGAGAAGGTGTTGTCTCGAAGGAAGGGCTTCCAGATCTCGGGCCGGGTGATCCAGGCCAATCCCGGGTTGAGATAGTTGGGGTTGACGCGATCCTGGTGTTCCTGCTCCAGGTAGACAAGGGGGAGCTTGGCCAGCTCCAGGATGCCCTTGGCGTCCTCGTCCTCCGGGGAGTCGGTGTTGGAGATCTGATACCCGTAACCCATCAGCTCCATGGTATCGAAATCCTCGTTCCCCTCCACCACCTTGTCTTGCATCGAATGGGAGTGGACACGAATGCCCATTTCAAACAACTCCCTTTCGATCTCTTGATAAGCCTCGACTGGGCCTTTGAAAATCCGCATATCCTGTTGGTCTCCTTTTTCCCGATATATGTTACCCCAACCCTGCTCATCCCAAAAGGGATTTATTCAGCGAGGGATTCGAGTCTTTTTGCGGAAACCTCCGATGGGATCTCCAATTGTTGGACGGCCGGGAGTTCCAATTTGAGGCCACTCCGAGCCAGGGCCAGGGCTTGGACCGAGCAACGCTTGTTGGTCCAGCAGTTCGAGCAAGCCAGGTGTTGCTGAGAGTAACCGATCTCTTTGCAGAACCACTGCTTGGCTTCGGTGACATAGGGGTTTTCTTTCAGAATCCTGGTGGAAGCCCCCTTGATCGGTTTCCCGAGAATCCCCCTCATGGCTTCCTTGGCCGCGTGCGTGCAGAACTGGATCGGCATCGCTTTCCCGGTCTGCTTGATCAACTTGTTATTGCGATCGTGGACCCAGGTTCCGTCGCTTTCAAGGACTTCCCCGACAAACACGAAATCGTCAGGGAATCCCTGGATGCGGGCCCGTTCCCGGATAGACATCGGGAGGTTGGTGAGGGGGTGGATCAAAGCCCCCCCGTGGATCACATGGCATGATCGATCCCAGTATCCCTTGACAGTGGCGAACCTCCGCTTGATCTCTCCACTCCGGGAGACATATTGAAAGTAATAACCCTGGGGCTTGGAGGAGAGATGTTCCTGAACCTCGGCCCATGTGTGACGCTCCCCGTGCTTGCGGATGGAGGAACCCCTGGAGGCATTGCTCTTCAGGGAGTGGGGGATGTGGTTGGGAATCCCCTGGTCGAATTGGTTGTAGATGTCTCCAAGGATGTCGGAAACTTTCAGCCCCTCGTTGGACTTTTCCCTGGCCTGGAACACGAACCCCTCTGACTTCAATGCCCCGATCATGAACATCCTATTTCGGCCCTTCTGAACATTCCCGTATCCCCAATTGGAAACCCATTCGGGAAACAAATCATAATCGGGGAGCATCTCGACATACTTCTCCATCGGGAATGCGATGAAGGACATGGGAAGATCATCCATGACAAAATATCGAGGTTTGAGTTCCTTAACCATGTTGATGAACAGGGGGATGTCCCCGGGGTCGTTGGTCATGGAGGCGCGGTCCGGGTTCAGCTGGCTGTATTTCCCACACTCCGGATGCCCCATGGCCAGCTCGATCTCGTCCGGGATCAAGCCTATTGCATCCATCATCCTCTTGACCATGAAAGAGTTTTTGAAATTCCGTTGGAAAGTCCCGGTGTGATAATAGGTCCGCCATTCGATGTTTCCAATGACATGGAATCCGGCCTTTTTGGCTCCGATCAGCATGGAGCCGATCCCACAAGTAAGGCCGATTGCAACAGGCTTGGTGGCATTCATCGAGGTATTTCCTCGAAAAGACGATGGGTTGATCAGGTTGTTTTCGGACTCTTGGCTCGGGGAGTCTTTTCCTTGGCCGGGGTTCCCACCAGGACCAGGGTCTCCGACTTTGCAATCTTGCGGGTTGGCTTGGATGCCACCTCCTTCTGTGTCAATCCCACCGGCAACTCCAGGGGAACCCGAGCCATCGCGATGGACTTAACCGAGCACGCATCCCCGACCCAACACTGGGAACAAGCGGCGGCTTGGCAGGAGTAACCGATCTCTTTGCAATACCACTGCTTGGCTGCGGTGACATACTCGTTGGAGGGAAGGATGCGCAAAGGGGGCCCGAGGGGGGGCTTCTTGGTCAGTCCCCGCATAACCTCGGTCGCCGCGTAATTGCAGAACTGGATCGGCATCGCTTTCCCGGTCTGCTTGACCATTTTCGAGTTTTTCTCATGGACCCAGGTTCCATCGGGTTCGACCACCTGGCCCACGAACTCAAAGTCGTCGGGGAACCCCTGGATGCGGGCACGCTCCCGGATAGACAACGGGAGGTTGGTCAAGGCATGAATGATCGGGTCTCCACCATGAATGACGTGGGACGGCTTGTCCCAGTGGGTTTTGACGGTGGAGGGACGGCACTTCTCCACTCCATCCGAACCCATGTATTTGAAGGTGTATCCGGGATGCTTGGTCGAGAGATGGTCCCGGACTTCCTTCCAGGTGTGTTTCTCCCCGTGCTTGCGGATGGAGGAACCCTTGGCTGCATAGGTGGTGAGGGAGTGGGGTTGATGGTTCAGCATCCCCTTGGGGAACTGGTTGAACAGGTCGGAGAGAATGTCGGAAACCTTCAACCCTGGGTCTTTCTCCATCGGACGGAACGTAAACTTCTCCGACTTCAGGGAGCCAATCATGAACATCCGCTTGCGACCCTTCTGAACATTCCCGTATCCCCAATTGGAAATCCACTCGGGAAATAGGTCATACTCCGGAAGGGCTTCCGCATACTTCTCCATCGGGAATGCGATGAAGGACATGGGAAGATCATCCATGACAAAATATCGAGGTTTGAGTTCCTTAACCATGTTGATGAACAGGGGGATGTCCCCGGGATCATTGACCATGTCCTTGCGATAGGGATTGAGCTGGCTGTATTTCCCACACTCCGGATGCCCCATGGCCAGCTCGATCTCGTCCGGGATCAAGCCTATTGCATCCATCATCTTCTTCACCATAAACCCCTTGGTGAAGTTTTTCTCGAACGTTCCGGTGTGGTAATAGGTGCGCCATTCAATGTTGCCAACGATCTCAAACCCGGCTTGCTGGGCCCCCACCAACATGGAGCCGATCCCGCACGTGAGTCCGATGGCCAAGGGCTTGGAGTTCCTCATCAGTAGTTGCTCCCCTGGCGGAACCGATTCACTGTCTCCTTCTTCAGATAGGCCAAGGCCAGAAGGTCCATGTTGACTCCCGCCTGGACGCAGGTCAGAAGGAACCGACCCCAGACATTACGGAGGATGGCTTGGAACTTGGGGATGTCGGTCATCATCTGGGTTTGTTTCCAAGGCTTGTTTTTCAGGCAATTCATCGCCTGGCCCAGTGCCTCCACGGTGGACCAGGCACAAAGTCGGACCCGGATCACGTCGATGAGGGGTCCAGTCGAAAGGAGAAGGGGGTCGTTGGTCACTCCCCCCACGCACAGGGCCTTGAGTCCATTGGTGTCCTCCACCAGCCCCTCGGAGGGGTCAAGGATCAAGTCCCGTGGTCCCAGCCCCGAGAGGATGGTCAGCTCCACGAGGAAGTGGAGTGCGTCAGCAATTTCCTCCACCACGTGGATGAAGTCGGGCTCTTCGTCATAGTAACACTCGAAGGCTTCGGCCAGTTCCTCCGTCACGCGCCAGGCGAAATCCTTCAACCTGGCCTGGCCCTTGGCATCGTGGAGATCGACGGGGACATCCTCGGTCTGGACCAGGCCGGATCGGGATTCGATCGAATGGTATTTTTCCATCAGTCCCAGTTGCTTTTGGAAAATGACATCGAGGGGGTCACGTCCCTTCAGAATCTCTGCGACCTCATCGGTCACGTGTTTGATGTTCACGGTTGAAAACCTCCTTGAATCGATTCATGAGATGGTATCTCCAGGCTTCTCCCCCCTGGAGGACGTTCTTGCTTTTCAGGGGAACCTTCTTTCGATCCACCACCTCATCGGGGAGCCGATTCCGGAAAGTGTCCCTGAGAAATTTCTTGTTGATTCTTTCCGAGTAAGGAAGTTGCAAAGCGAGTGAACAAACCTCCCAGGCCAGGAAGGGGCTTCGCATCTCCACCGTGTGAGCCATCATCAGCTTGTCCAGCCTCGGGAGATGATACTGGACCAGCTCATCAAAAACATCACTGTTCTGGGCATCGAAATGATTCTGCCTCCGGTATCCCCCGAAAAGTTCATCGGCCCCATCCCCTCCCAGGACCACATGGAACCCCTGGCCCTTGACGGCCTGCCCCAGGGTCCATTGGGGGATCATTGACCCCAGGTCCACCGGGCTTTCATTCCGCAGGAGGATTGCATCTAGGTCAGGCTCCTGGGCGGAGTGGAGCTTGACCAGGTTGATGTCGATCCCGAGGGTGTTGGCCTTGAGCTGGTCCACCACCCCGAGGTTCTCCAGCTCTTCCTCCCCCACGTGGAAAAGAGTGATTGGGCGAGTTTCGATCAATCCCTTGATCATCCCCTCAATGACCAGGTAAAGGATGATCGAACTGTCCAATCCACCAGAGAACAGAATCGCAATGGGAAGGGCCGAGGTGGACATTCTCCTGCAAACCGATCCCAGGAGGAATTGATAAAGCATCTCATGGGTTGGCTCCGCCCCTAGCGGGGGGATGTTGCAATAGCGGGCGTATTGGCTCGGGACTCCCGGACCCTGGGAGACCAGGACGTGCCCCGCCGGGATCTTGCGGATGTTTCTGAAGGGGGTCCGGGAGGGGTCGATTGAATACCCGAACTTCCCGACATGGGCGAAATACCCGTCATCAAATTTCAAGTCACCCATCGGTTCGAATATCAACAAGGGAGAAATCTCCGAGGATATTGCCCCCGACTGGATGTGATGATAAAGGGGTTTTTTTGCAAGGGGGTCCACCATTGCAGCCGTTTCCCCCCGCTGGCCGCAATGGACCACCGACCAGAACCCATCCCATCCCTGGAGCTCGTCCCAGGGCGGACTCGGCTTGTGTTTGAAGTAGATGGCATCCCCGAAGAACTTGCTGGCCAGGGCCCGCGTGTCGGAGGGGGAGTCGGGACTGACGTCCTTATAGTTCACCAGCTCCCCAACAAAGGCGAAAGCCGACCCTCCCGGGATTTTCACGGGCTGATCCCCCTCCCCATCGGCCAATCCGACAATGGGGAGCCTCACGTGACCCAGGCCGTAGGTGGAGGTGACCAGGGACTCCCCCGGTAAGGTTCCCCGATGTCGAAGCCGCTGGTTCATAAGGTCCAGCACGGCTTCAGGGTCCAGCCTCCATTGGCGGATCAACCTGGGGTCGATGTAGTTAAGCCCGCACATGAAGCTTCCCCTCAAGCAGGAGGATGGCAAGGGCGCAATAGTTGAACAGATCCTTGAGGGTATCCTCGACTGACTCGTCAGAGGATTCAAGACCCAATCGAGTCATGGTCAGGACACGGTTGATCTTGTCCAGGCAACGGACCGATATGCCCAGGCACCCTGTCTCCAGGAGAACCTCACAACCATACTTCTGATTCTTCTCCTGGCAAAGGTTCAGGCAATCCAGGACGGTCGCTGATGTGTAGAGGAGAAGGTGCTCGGCCCTGGCCAGGTATCCCCTCCACTCCTTCAGGCGATCCCCCTTGGTAAGGGACTCGGCGAAAGGGACCGTGTAGACCAGGGACTCGAGGCGGAAGGTCAGGAGGAAGGAGGATCGAAGATCCCCCAGGATCTTCATCACGTCCTTCTTCGAGGGGGCCGGCTCCGGGAGGGGTCGTTCAAGCTCTCGGTGGATACTCGAAAAATCTAACATTCCGACTTCCTTTCCGATTAGATTAAGAGAAACCCCCGGCCCGATTAGTGTAGAATCGAACCGGGGGCTTGCTCCTTCCCTTCGATCCCGAATGAAGGATTCATTCTCCAGCCCCCTTACGGGGGTTGCCATTCCGGGAAGGTCGGGAATCTCGTTCGTGCGCCCCCCGAGGATCAGGCTGAGCCGGCGTGATAGAGCTTGGTCTCGGGGTTGCGGTGGAACTTGACGGGGTCCCCCTTGGTGCGGTCGGGGTTGCGGGCGATGGAAAGGCAGACGGAAGTGTTCTTGGTCGTCGTACACAGATGATCGGCGATCTCCTGGACCGTCGCGCCCTTCTTGCCGAGGGAGCGGAAGAACTCGCGAAGCCGTTCGGTGTAGGAGGGGCCGCGAGGCTCCCCCTCGGCCTTGGCCTTGCGGGGCTTCCTGGCCGCGAAGGCCGAGGTGACGGCGATGAAGACCCGATCGGCCATCTTGGTCTTCTCCCCGGTCAGCTTCTTGACCCGGTTCTCCTCCGGGACGTGGGCATTGAACAGGTTGGTCAGGGCATTGGCCGAAAGGGTTTCCAGGTCGGACCCCTTCTCGACCAGGACTCCCCCCTCGGGGACCTTCTTCTGCGCCTTCGTCGGATCCTTGTAACGGCCCACCAGGGAGCCGTCGGAACCGACCACGAAGCACGAGTTCTGCGCTTCCGTGGTGGACGTCGTCATGAGTGATTCCTCCTTTAGGAATGCCTCGGCTGGTAGATTGCTTGCCCACTTCAGAGACAGGGACAACTGATGCCTCCGCGTCACTTCCTCCGAGACTGGCTTTCCCAGCGCCTTCAGGCCGCGAACCTGAAGCTCGTATGCCAGCTTCTGTCGGATCAGCTCGGGGTCGATCCCCTGGGGAGCCGATCCTTCAAACAGGAGCTGATACATCCTTTTGGCCTGGCCACTCCGCCAGATGAAGGTGAAGTCGTCCAGGAGGGGGCCCAGGAGCTCACACACCATCCTCTTGGGGGGATTGGCCAGGTCTTCCCCGTCCTCGGACTTGAGGGAGCGGAACCAGTCCCGAACCCCCCGAATCCAATCCTCCTTGTCGACCCTTAGAAGGGCTGCGGGAGTGGTTTGCAAGCCCGTGGCGAGCGTTTCATCCGAGTGGGGGGATTCCGGGAGGATGGGGGCGGGCGTTGCCCGCCTTGCCGTCACCCTGGTCTGCTGGGACCTGCTCATCTTCTTCTTCCCTGCTCTCGGGGGACCCTTCCCCGAGTGCAAGAGTGAGTCTGCTACACTGTCTTCCATCTGTAAACCTCTTTCCCGGAGTTATTCTCGACGGATTGGTCGACGATCCATTGGGCTTTCGCCCGTTTCGTTCGCCGTCTCGTCCCCTTGAGGCTGAGAGGGACTAGAGGCTCGGGGTGTAGACCCGGGTGACCTTGACCGTTTTGCCGTTGACCTTCTCCTCAACCAGGGTGACCGTGCGGACGATGCCCTTGTAGGTGATCCGATCGATTTCCTTGAAGGTGATGGTGGAGGAGTCCTTCATGATCTTGGGTCCTTTCGGGGTTCGTGGTGGAGGGGTTATCCTTACCCTCTAATATACTAGCCATGGACGTGCCGGGCGAAATTTGAAGATTTGATACGATATGTTGCATCAGTCCGACAGTCGGATACGAGGGGTCAGAATTTCTCGGGCAAGCCCGGCGCATCGGGTAATCCCGTCGCTACACGAAGGGGAACCTCCCGCGCCGAGCCGGGGGGAAGGGACTCCCCTGGGGAGTTCCTTCCCCCCACCCGGGAGGGGGGATCAGTTCACCCCCGCCATCTGAATCGCCACCTCAAGGGCGCTGCGCTTGATCTCGGCCCTGCGGCCGAACCAGGCTTCCTGGAGCGCCGCGGAGCGGACGTTGCCGAGCCTGTGATCCACCACGAAGGTGACCGCGTTGAAGGCTCCCCAGAGGGTCCCCTTGGAAGACTTGAGCTTGGACCCGGGGCCGGTTTCCATCGCGTCCAGGCAAAGCTCCACAGGCTTCGTGATCTTCTCCGCGTCAACCGGGGGCCGGGTCTCCGACGGCTTGAAGACCTTCTGGAAATACTCCAGCTCCTGGCCGTCCTTGAGGGAGCGCTTGCTAAGGAGCTCGGCCGCCAGCTTGAACTCCCGGATCTGTCCCTGGGAGATCCCCAGGGTCTCCTCCGCCAGCTTCTTGGCCGAGTCGTCGAACTGGCGGACGTGGGGCATGCGGAAGGTCTGGGAACCCTGGCCGCGGAGCTTGCTCCCCAGAGCCATCGTGAGGGTGTTCCAACAAACCACCCTGATCGGAGTGAACTGGATCACCAGGGCGTGGCCGGCCTTGTGCGGCTGGCACATGAGGATGTAACCCTCGACCCTGTCGGCCTTGCCCAGGGTGAACCCCTCCCCGATCTTGGCCAGTCCCCAGATGAACTTTCCATCGTGGAGGGAGCCGGCCGTCTCCATCGTCATGTGGCCTGCGTCCACGAAGCGCTTGAAGAAGTCGAAAGCCTCGGCGTTCTGGACGGGCTTGTACATTCCCCCGCAGGTGGAGAGAACCTTGTTGTCGGAGTCCCGGACCAGGGCGAAGTTGTCGGGAACCTCCGAGCCGTCCTTCAGGAAGGTCTGGAGCTTGTTGACCTTCCAGCCCAGTCCCGCGGCCTTCATCATCTCGTGCGCCTTGAGGTCGGGATCAACCTCGACCCCCAGGCCGTGCCAGGGCTTCTCGCCCGTCCAGGCCGTTGTTTCGATTGCGTGTGCCATGATAGCGTCTCCTTCGTCGACTGGGGGGAGGGTGGCGGGAGGATAAACCCCCCTGGCGCTCCCCTCGCTCCCCCTTGTCACTCCCTCGGAATCGAGGGAAGGGGGAAGGGTCTCCCTTCTGGTAAGGACCATTCCAAGGTTCCCGCGGGGAACCCTTCTGGTTGGTCCTTTTCCAAGGAGACCCTTCCTCCGCCCCTTGCGGGAGGAAGGTCAGCGGACCCTACGTGTTGGGGTCCGCCATGGTCAGGATCCGAAGAAGGCGGATGCGGTCATACGCCTTGCTCAACCCCCTGACCCCGACCCCGTGGTAATCCTTGGAGATGAGGATCGGCTCGGCCTCGGTAACGTCCTCGAAGAGGGAGAAGTGGGAGGTCGAACCCTTGAACGTTTCCTCCCCCCGGGACAGGCGGTAAGTCCTTTCCTCGTGGTCGAACTGGTCGATCTTGATCAGCTTCTTTTGGGTTCCTGGGGGAGGGGGCCGACTGACCCTTGCCTCTTCCCCTTGTGCCGAGGGATATAGCCATGAGCATGCCGGGCGATTTTTCCACCCCTCAATGCAACATGATGCATCGAACCCAAGGTCTCAATGCACCATGTCAGAGTTTCCCCGTGCAAGGGGTGTGTCGATGCGCGGGACTTCCCCGAGTATTCGGGAATCCCATTGCTCGATCCCTGGGGGAGGGAGTCCCTCGCGGGCGGGTTCCATCCCCTCCCGCCAAGCTCCCCCTTGCCTCTAGAGGTTGGCCCTTTGAACAAATAACCTTCCAGCAGGAGTTCGAACCACTGTGTTATCCGAATCATCCGACCAAACGATTAGACCTATTTCTTCAAGAATTAGGAGCTGTTCCGCAATCCAGGAGGGAAGGAAGAAGAACAACTCATGAACAGGGGTCGCTTGATCCGGGATCTTTCTAAGTGTCTCGAGCATCTCCTTAGTGATCATGATCAATCCTCCACACGATAGGAGCGGGAGGTTTGGTTATCGACCAGAATCAGGTTCTCCTTGGCCCGGGTGGCCCCGACGTAATAAACCCTGTGCTCCCCGTCGGGGTTCCCTTGAAACCCTCGATATGTCGCAAACGACATATCCGGGATCAGGACCACCGACTCGCACTCCCCGCCCTTGGCCCCATGGATGGTCGAAAGAATGATTCGGGGTTCCTCCGACATCGACCCCTCCCCCTGAACGACTTTCTTGATGTAGTTGCGATCCTTCGAATCGATCTTGGACAAGGCATCTTCCCAGGGAGCCGCGGGATTGGCCAGGAGTCCGCCCCTTGCCACCAGGTCTTTCAACCCCCATTCCTCCCGAGAGCTGGCCGAGGGCATTGTTTTGAATCCCCGCTTGACCCCCTTCCCGACCTCCATCATCGTGTACATGGCCTTGACTTCGTCCGTCTCCAGTCTCCCACCCTCTTTCAACCGATCCCAGTATCGGATGGCGCGGACAACCTCGGACTTTCGGGGAGACCAGGATTTCGACTCATAGGACCAGCCCAGGGTCCGGCAGACCTGCTCGGCCTGTTCGAGGAGATAGTAATTCCTGGCCAATACCAGCCATTTCCCCCTCCCCATGTCAATGTTCCGAATGGAGGGAATCCGGCTGACACTCCCCTCGCAATCCCGGGGATGCCAGGTCTTGTCGAACCGTTGGCTGATTCGAGAACTTATCTTGTCAGCAACCTTGAACACGGAGCGTGGGAGCCGGTAAGATTTCTCCAACACCTTGTATCCCCGCTCCCTCAACTTCAGAAAGGTTGCAATGTCGGCCCCGGCCCATCCATAGATGGATTGATCATCGTCCCCGGCCAAGTGGGATCTTTCACAATTCCGGACCATCATCCCAACCACCCTCCACTGGAGGCGAGTGAAATCCTGGGCTTCGTCCAGGAACAACCTCTCCAGCCGCGGGACCGACATCACCCCCTGGCCATCCAGGAACCTCTGCATCATGTCGGTGTAATCAACCAGGTCGTTTCTTTTCTTGAACATCTCGTAAGTGTCCACGAAAAGCTTGAATCGGGATTCGGATATGTCGGGGTCTTGCAACTTCCTGAAATACTCCATCGGGTCCAAGGTCTTGTTCCTGGCCACGTCATAGTAGAAGAACAACCTGTCTCCGATCTCGCTCCCGGTGGACACCTCTCCATCGTCCCGTTGGATTCCAAAGGAAAGTCGGACCCCCATCAGATCGGCCACCTGCTTGTTGTGCTTCGAGGTAACAACCTCCCCCCGGGAAAGTCCCAGGCATCTGAACACGATGGAGTGGAGGGTGCGGAACCAGGGAAGATCCTCCGATGCCAGGTTGAACCTGGCCATGGCTCGGTCCCTGGCTTCCTCCGTGGCCTTGCGGGTGAAGGACAGGAACCCGATCCTGCTGGGATGAACTCCCCGCTCCATGTCCCTTTGAACCTCCGACAATAAGGCTGTTGTCTTTCCAGTCCCGGGTGGACCGATAAGGACATTCAGATCGACTTTATTTCCCATCCGATTTCTTCTTTCTAACCTGATTGGCTCCAGCCAAGGGAGTGGACCCTGGCCGGCTTTCCGTCATTCCCGCAACTGGGGATGAAGTGACAAGCGGCCTCGACCCCTATGCGAAGGATCTCCTCCGGGCCCGCCCCGTTTCTTTTCGATTTCTCCCCCACACGCATCGCTCCCCACATGGCCCCAAGGGCAATGTCTCCTCCACTTCCCAATGCCACGGGAGTTCCGGGGAAGACAACGGCAGGAGTCAGAGAAGTGTCTAACCTCCAGACGCAAGAGGGGATTTGCAGATATTTGTTGGAGATACAAACAACGAAAGATTCGTCATAATAGGGGGAACCATACTCGGGATTGCGGACATACCCTTCCTTGAGCATGGACTCCTTGATGCGATCCCGGATGTCTCGGATTGTCAAGGTCGATTTTTTGAACCCGACCAGCTCCCTCATTCCGGGAGTGATGATGTATTTCCCCAGGGCACTCCCGACCTGGCCTATGGCCACCTTGATCGTTTCAGTTTCAATCATCAACCATTTTTCATGATTATCGGGACCAAGTCTTTTCAAGTCACACACCATCCTGCCATCCCCCGCAAAGAGGATGTTCCTGGGGTCTTCCTGGGATTGGAGGCAACAGATCACTGACATTGGCGGGTTCCCCTTCTATCGAGTTATATCCTGTCGAGTGTATAAGTCCCTAAAACTCCGAGCTCGGGACATCGGGAAGGTCGAAGGATTCCGACTGGGCCGGGAGTCGCTTGACCTTCCACACATTGATGAACTTCCCCTTGACCTTGAAAGCCACGTGGCTGGCCCCCTTGTTCTTGAGCAAAGCCACAACATGATGGTTCTTGAAATCTCTGAACCGGAGGTTTCTTTCCATGAACTCTAGGAAATCTTTCAAGCGAAAGTATGAATACTCATCAAACC